CGCACCGAGACCGACTTTGTCGAGGGGGAAATGGAGAGCTAAATATGTAACTGTTTTGTCTCCCTCCAAATCCCCCCTGGCCCACGCCTTCCTTCTGACGGCAGAGTTGTGAACTCGCTCAAGCATATTTTCCTTCCTTCGACTGACTTAAGTCATACAAACCATCTCAAAGGTTTGATCTTCTAAGAAATATGCCCACAGACACCGAAGTTATGTAAAACCATACATAACCGACCAACAAAAGCACCATTGGTCCCGACCACCAAACCTCCTACCTTAAACAAAACCAGCAGCTCACTCCGACGAGGTAAAATCGGACACAAAATCAAGCAGTGAGAATGAAAAGCAACAACGATCAAAATCAAAAATAGTACTACGATGTGATGAGATAAGGAAATGAATGATCCTAGTATATTGTTGCGATGCAATACTCGCCAGGTACTCCTCAGAATACTGGGTGCGGTTGCAAGAGTGAACACTCAAAGAACCGGAAACAACCTCCTTCTTAAGTTTAGAAGTAAAGCCAGAAACCAACAAATCAACAGATTTTTGGTTCTCCGCTAAAACAAGAGATTGGATCGGGCCAAGAGTGGGACCAATGCTAGGTGCCCAGCGATAAGTATAAGGAGCACGAGAGTGCTTAATGAGGTCGCCACCTCCGATGAAGGGTAAAGTAGGTTTATATTTTAATGTATCAAGCTTCACCCTACGTGTCTCAACGCGATATTTAGTTGGAGCTGGTCGCTTATCCACGACTGTTGAGTTGAGCAAATCATTATTATCAATACCCCAACGAAATCTAAAATCAGTCCAAACTGCAGAAAGAGGTGGGCGTGAGGGCTCACTGAACGCATGGATCTTGATCATATCATACATGCCATCAAAATGTTTAACTGGATTGAACCCAACACCACCTAAGGCTTTTGGTGCGTTGATATAAACCTTAATGTCACGTGAAGACAGTCCGCTCAAACCACAAAGATCACGTATAACTGGTAATGAGAGTAAATCAACACCGAGGCGATCAGCAAACTTCTTCCATAATGTAAACCGACTTGACATAGCATCAATCTCACCGACAGAACGCTCTGGTGAAGCCCAAAGAATTGACCCAACAGACCTGGCTGGGTATCCAGTCACCACACCAGGTAATATAACCCGTCTAAGAAACTCATCTCTGGTGCGTGAGATGAAGAACTTATTAATATTAACCTTAAAGCCCATTGCACCATAAGCAAAGAACAATGCTGCAGCTTCTTTGAATGTCTTTAACTCGTATAAGTCATCATCACCTTGTGCGCAAAAGTGAAGAACATTAATTGATAGACCAGTTTCATGAATTAAACGCTGAGCCATAGCTGCCGTTACCTGGTTGATTAAAGTGTCCATAATAGCAGTCAAATACCAACCTGAGAGCACCCCATTTTCATAATCAAATTTCCCCTTCTTATTAACACCATCAAAAAAAACAGTTGATCTATCCAAACGAGAAATGATATGCGCTCCGAGATCAGCACCAACTTGATCACCAAGTATCCCTAGACGTTCCGACAAAACACGCAATATAGTTAAAACGCAGAATTTTGTTTGCATCTGATCGAACTCGGACTGATCAATTGGTACACGCCAAGTATTAGAGAATTTAGTACAAGATCTCCAAAAATTAAAACGCTCAACCGAGTCCATTGTTAGTGTTGTATTATCCCAAGACAAACGCGGCTTGATCCTTACGTCCCAAAAGTACTTCATATTAAGATAAGAAGCCAAATCAGCAGCAACAACTGCGCGAAATTTACCAATTTCTGGTTTCTGTTGGACTTTGTGTTGATACGGTTTAGTACTGGAAAATTGCTCATGTAGCTCAGAATCAGACATGGTCCAAGCACGTAACCATTTTGTGTGTGCGAAGTCCTTAAATTGTCTATCATACTTCACACCCTCGCCAACAAACCCAGA